AGAATGCGAAGGTGTCGGCGTTGTGATAGCCAGCGGCTGCGAGGACGATCAGATCGCCTGGATCGGTCGTCGTGATCGAGAGACTCTCCGGGTTCGTGCCGCCGCCATTCCAGATCGTTGCGGTCGCATCCACCGTCGCATTGACGCCCGAGAACTCAGCCACCGCGAGCCGGTCATAGTTGCCCGGGGCGGAGCCGACTGTCACGGTGTTCGCGCCGGACGAGGGAGCGAGGCCGTAGTAAAGCGCGATGTTGTTAGCTTCGCCGGTGATCGAGGTCGCCAGCGCGTAGCTCGTGCCGAGCGTGTCGCTGATCGTGATCGAACCGATCGCACTCTCACTTTTGAAGGCCACGACGAGCAGATCGCCGGACGTCACGTCGCTCGTGAACGCCAGAGAGTCGCCGCCTCCGGTCGCTGCCTGTACGAAGGCGGGCGTCACAGGCGGAGCGGAGCCTGACAGAAGTCCTCCGCCGCCCCCTGCCGCGCTGATCGTGCCGGTGTCGTCGATGGTGATCGTCGAGCCGTCCGGCTTGACGACGCCCAGCAGATCGGCGGTCGCCGCCTGCGGGTAGAAAGTGATGCTCTGCTGCGGACTTTCGCCGTCGCTCTGCGGCTTGACATTCTGATTCCCCGAGGGCGCGGCGGGCGTCGTCGAGTTCAGATAGATGGCTGTCGTCGGTGCTGGCATTTAATCTCCCACCTGGAAGGTCTGCGGCGCGGGCCACCCACCGGCGAGCACCTGCGTCGCGCTGCCACCAGGAAGAGCGAGGATCGCGCCGATGTAGGTGTTGCCCTGGACGCCTACCAGGGAATCGGAAGTCTGGCACGTCGCGGTCAGCGTGGGGCTTCCGGACTCGCCCGCCTGCGTCGGATCGGCAATCGTGACGTAATACCAGGTGGGCGTCGTCGGAGTGGTGATCGTGAACGTCCGCGCGGCGTAGCTGACGGTGCTTCCGCCGAAGGTGACAGACACCGCCCCCATGGCGATTTCCGTCGCCGACGGCTGCGTCAGGTCGAGGGCCGGATTGTTCGTGTAGCTGTTAGTGAGGCTCGACGGAGCGGACACGGAGACGCCGGTCACCTCGACCCAGGCGCTCGACGAGCCGTTCGAGGAGAGCGAGGCGATCTGGACGTTGTAGGTCTGGCCGCTGAGGACTCCGCTGACGTAGGCGGAAGTGACGCTGGCATCGACGGAGCCAGCACTGAGCCATTCCGTCGCGCCGCTGACCTGATACTGAAGCTGGATCGAGGTGACGCTCGCGTCCGCAGGCGCGGTCCACGCGACGAGGATGCGTGCAGTGACGACGCCATCCGTGGCGATGAGTGCGGTCGTCGAGTTCGAGACGGCGGTGACGTCCGTCGGCGGCTGGATAGAGTACGGCGGTCCGAAGGTCGGGATCGCGGGCACGTCGTAGACGGTCAGCAGATCGCCGGTGTTGACTTCGTACACGCTCGGGTCCGTCTCCTGAACCGCCACCTGGAGATGGACTGCCGGTGCTCCGTTTTCGCCATCCGGAGGATCGACGGAGAAGTTCGTCCCGACGACCTCCAGGAGCTTGTCGCCAAAGCCGCTGAGCACGGGGAAGGTGAACTCCATCACGTCGATGGGCTGCATCTGCCAGCATTCGAGATTCATCCGGAGCATCCCGTTCCCCTGCTGCCGGTTACGAAGCAGGGTGATCTTCGCCGCTCGCTGCGCCTGATCGACGGAGAGGACGCAACTTTGCGAAAGTTCGTGAGGTAACTCGACGTTGCCGTCCGCGATCAGGAACGCATCTTCGGAGTAGCCGTGGAGCGTGTCGCACGCATATTGCGGATAGTTTGTCGGCTGAAAGGCGAACGGGAAATTGTTTTCGATTTGGCCATCCCAGAAGCCATTAGAGTCGTACAGATTGCCCGCCGTGTTGAAAGGGTAGTTAGCCGCGATATAAGTCCCGTTCACACGGTTGATCAGATCGCGGAACTTCCGGTAAGGCGTCCATTCGACATCACCGGAGAGGCTGCTCTCATCCCACGAGAAGCTCGACGACTGCCAGTAAGCGGGCCAGATGAACCACTCGCCGCCGATGCGCGAGAGTCGTCCAGCCGCCGCAGGCATCATCGTTGCGAGCACGTCGCCCGGTGCCATCGACGTGTCGTAGTGGAAGTCGCAGCACCACTGAGCCTCAGTTCCCGCCGCGCACGTCACCTGCTCGTCGCACACGTTCGCCGCAGCGATTAGCTGGTCCGTGTTCACGGAGCCCGCGTCGCCGAGCCCGAACGTCGTATCCTGGATCACGTCCGCAATCACGAGCGCCCAGTTATTCGTAAAGCCGCTCGTCCCGGTGCGAGGATCGTAAATGTCGTTCTTGCCCCGGACCGTGAACTTGATTTCAGGCACGGACGGGAACATCGCGGTGTCGTACTCTACTTTCAGATAGACGTAAGTGCAGCCGCCGACATAGGGGCTTCCGTCCGAATCTGCAGCCCAATTCGGGTCGTTGGCAGTCAGGCCGCCGATAACATCGCCATCGGCCTGAGTCCCGTATCGAGCCTCACAGTAGACTAGTGAGTCGAAGTTATACTGCCGACCGTCGGGTCCCGTGAAGTTGCCGCCTCCAGCGTTGCCGCCGAATCCGTTGCCTCCCGGACCTTCGGCCCAGCCGACGCCGGAGCCCTCCCAGTGGACTTGTCGCCCGTCTAAGTAGAGATTCAGGATCGAGTCACAAACGTGACCGGCGATTACGATGACGAAGTTATATTGGTCATAGTGGCTGCCGGTCGTGGACATATAGATGATCACGCCGCCGACGCGCTGCTCGCCGATGATGATTTGCCGGAACGCAGCGGGCTGCCGTGTCGTGATGCCCATCCCTCGGTTCTGCGTCAGAGCGTCGGCAATCGCGCCAGCTTCCATCGACACGCCGCCGACAGCGAGCGACGCCATGAGCGCATAGGCCGCCCCAGCGCTGAGACCGAACGTGGCCCCACCGAGGGCATAGAGAGTGATCGCCCCAGCGATTTCAGCAGCGCCGACGATAGCTTTTGGCATACAAAGTCCAATAGAAAAGGCCGCCCGGAGGCAGCCCGTTGAGGTGAGGAGTCAGGAGCGCTTAGACGTGCCAGGCGCGGAGGATCGATGAGATGGGCAGACGGAGTGAGCCCTTCTCGCCGACCGTGACGATGTGCCGTCCGTTCAGATGAATGAGGCCGACGATCATGCTGCCGTCGCCGTTCTTCGCGACCGCGAGGTCGCCGCGCTGAGCCATGAGAGGATGCTTCCACTCCGTGAGCCCGTGCTTTTTCGCAACCCACGCCGCAGCGTCTGCGACTGTGCGTCCGCCGCCGGTGATCGAGTGAATCGCGGTGAGCGCGGACGCCTGGTCGTTATACTTCCCTCGGAAGTCCGAGGCGATGTCGGTGCCGGTGAAGGCCTTGATGCCGTCTGCGGCGAAGAGACAGCAATCGTGTTTTCCCCATGCGAAGGGTTGGCTGCGGCGCTCGTGGAGAAAAGTGTGATACTCGCGCGTTGCCCAGTGCTGCGTTCGCTTTAGAGGCATAGCTAACTTCCCCACCGCAAGGCGATGTCGTTCATCGTTTCAACCCACGACATAGACGTGTCGTCCGGATACTGAAGGCGCTGATCCGCGCTCGTGTACCGCTGCTGCTGCGCTCGTTGAAGGTTCGAGAGTCGATTCTCCAGGGCGAGGGAGATCGTCGTCGTCTTCGGGCTTACTTTGATCGAGGGCTGGTCCACCGTCCCGCTGAAGACGAGATAGGGCGAGCCGATCAGCGCTCCGTCGCTCATCAGTCCGAACCACACCTGAGCGGGCGCGCCGATCTGGATGTCGTCGAGCACGTCGCCGGTGAACTGGCCGCTGACGGGGTTCACCGGACCGGCGGAGACGGTGAAGGAACCTGCCGTTGATCCCGTCCAGTTCCACGAGTTAGTACCGAGTTGCAGTTGTGTCGCTCCCCCAGGAACGGTAAGGATGATGTCGTCGTGGTATTCGTAGGCCTCGATCAGATTCCCGTCGCCGTCGGTGAATGCGAGGATGAGGCAGCCGTGATTGCTCGTTGTTCCGCTCGGCGCGCTTGTCGTGCCATACCCCTGGACGTAGGAAATAGGCCACTGCGGTCCTGCTGGCTGACCGGGGTATGGATTATCGGTGGGACTTACTCCCTCCGGTCCTACCGTGGAGCCATCTTCATAGGTCGTCGTGCCGGATGCGGTTACGGCGATCTGCTGGCCTGCGGCGAGATTACTGTAAAGGACGATTGGGTCTGTACCTGGCACGGAAGCGGGGTATCCGCTGCCGTCCCCGATGGGATAGTTAGTCGCGTTGTAGGTTGTCGCGCTCCAGGGCATCGATGTCGCAGGGACGCTGACGTCCGTGACGTTCGAGACGCCGCCGCCGGAGTACGGAATGTTGCCGGGCAGCGGAAGCCCGCTGAGCGTGACGGTCATGCCGTCCGCCTGTACCGACGTACCCTCATGGATCGCGGAGATATTGCCGAGCGCGCCGACGCCGAGATAGGTGTTGTCGTTCCAGACCAGATCGCCGACGCCCGACCAGACGTACACCACGCCGGACACGAACGTGAGCGCCGCCAAAATGACGGGCTGGATGTTCGCGTTCGAGAGCGCGGCGGCGAGTGAGGTGTCGAGAGAGCGGCTCACCGATACTCCTGAATCTGAAACGACATCGAGGTCGTCAACGTCTGATCGGTGATCCAGGAGCGGTCATTCGTCGCTAGCCGGAAGAGCCCTTGCGTGCCGCTCGTCGTGATCATGTCGCCATTCGCGGGAGCGCCGCGCAGTGAGGGCCAGATCGAGATCGTCGCGTCGCCGTTTACGTCCGAGTCCACGGCATCGAGCACGCGATGGAGACGGTAGCCGACCTGAATGTAGTCGCCTGGCAGCAGGAGCCCGTCGGTGGATGCTGTCCAGCCGCTCGTCCCCAGCGCGATGCTTCCCGCGATGTTTGGCGAGACGGTGTTGTTCGTCACTGGAGAGCCGGACGGAGTGCCGCGCGGCGTCTGCTTCAGCGGATCGCCGATCTGGAAAGCGTTCGCCATGCCGCGAAGCTCCATCAAAAACGAGATCCAGGTGTCGGCATCCGCCTGCGACATGGGCGGCAGCGTCACGATCCACCGGAACATATCCGCGCCCGGCCACTGCTGCGTCTGCATTTGACCGGTGAACGGTGATGTAACAGTCGCGACGGGGTCGGAGGCCGTGTACTGGATGGACTTCGGGCCGGGCGAGTCGGGCGTCGCGACGAGGTTTACGCTCTGCGTCCCGACTGTAATGACCGTTATGGACATGGTTTACCTTCCCCGATTCGGACGGCGTGCCTGGCGCTCGTGCACTGCTTGGACGCTCGCGGCGACCGCGTGAGGAAGCGCCTTCGCCATTGCGCGATTGACCGCCGCCTCCGTCGCGGCTGGGTCGTTGCTCCCGCGAGCATCGACGGACCAGTTGTGCGTTGTTCCCCCGAGCGCGTCATTCGGCACAATGGTCCCGGACGAGTGCGGAATCCAGAGTTCGGGACCGTTTTCGCCGATGATGGCCGGATGGTTCACGAGAGGATCGCCGCCGTCGGCGAACCCTGGGATGCTGCCCATGACGCTCGACAACCAGGCTGAACTGTCGATGGCGGCGGGTGCAGCCGTGGCGGCGGAACCGAAGATGTTCGGGAGGGTTTGCGCCGCGCCCAGTCCCGGGATTTGGCTTACACCGTGGAAGAGGGAGGGGAACAGCTTGCCGACGAGCTTCCCGACGGGACTCGTCGAGAACGATGAGCCGCCGCCAGCGACACCGCCGACGCCACTCGGCCAGTTATCGACGATGACGTGCTGCTGCTTCTGTTTCCCGCCGAATCCGAACGCCTTCAGCGCGCTTCCTTCGACGTTCTTAAATGCCGCGTCGAGTCCCTCGGTTCCGATGCTGCGGGCGGAGCCGCTCAACGAGCGCAGGATGTTTTGGCGGTACTGGATGCCCGATGGTTCCTTCGCCATCAGCGACGACGCGAGTGACTCGTTTACGCTGCTGAACGCATTCGTGAGGATGTCGCTAATCTGCTTCCCGGCGTCCGTCGCCTCCTGGACGTACACGTCGAGCGCCTGGCGGATCGAGCCGCCGACTGTGTTCATGTCGATGACGGAGTTATCTTCCGCGATCTGGACAGCGCGAGCGCCGTTAAGCTGTGCGATTTGGTTCTGCAGGGCCGTCGCCTGGGCGTTCTTCTCCGACGGGGACAGCGTCATGCTCGACTGGACTGCGGCGAGCGCGTCCTGGAGCTTCTGAAGCTGTTCTGCGTACTCCTGGGTGTGTAGCTGCGCCTGCACCTGGGCGGCGTCGAGCTTCGACATCGTCCCCTGAGCGACGGCCATCTTCAGCGATGCCTCAGCGATGGCGTTCGCGTTCGCTTGCTGGATCGCGACGCCGTGGTGCAGATTATGCAGCCACTCGGCGGTCGCTTTGCCCTGCTCCTCGATACTTCTGGTGTAGTCGTCGTTTTTCGACAGGTCTTCGGGCTTCATCGTGCCGAATTGGACATTGCCGTCGGAGTCAGTGAACTTCGAGTTGGGACCCATTCCGGCGGCCTGCCACTTGTCGCGCTCCGGGGCCAGTTCCTTTTGTTCCTGCGCCATCGCCTTGTTCGCTTCGTCGATTGCGGCTTTGTAGGAGTCGGAACCCGTCTTCACGGTGCCCGCGAGCGTGAGCCAGTAGTTCGCCTCGTCCCCGAGGGACAGATCGCGCTGCGCCTTGAGGGCGTCGAGGCCGGTCTTCCAGGTGGCGACGATCTTCGCCTGCGCTTCCTTCAGCTTCGCGGCGGCTGCATTCCGGTCCTGGATCGTCTTCAGTTGTGCCTGATCTTGCGCGTTCTGCTTTTCGGCTGCCTGCTGGTCGTCCTCACCCTCAAGGTTCGACAGATAGCCCTTCGCGATGACGAGATTGGCCGTCTGGTCTGCGGTCGCGCCGGAGCCGCCGGAGCGGAGACCGGAGACGTGATGCTTCTGCATCTCCTCAAGCACGGCGATCCGCTGGCGGAGAGACGCCTCGGCTTCCTGGTGGCGCTGTGCGAGCGCCGCCTGTGCGGATTTGTCCTGTTCACTGCCGACGCCGTATTGATGTTGCGCGAGCGTGACATCGTCCGACCTCGTCGCGAGGTCTCTTGCCCAGTAGTTGGCGAGTCCGGCGGTACCGGCGGTGCGTCCCTGGTGGGTGAAGACGCCGCCGAGGAGGCTCACTGCGTTGTCTTTGAGCAGCGAGGCGACCTGGTTCCGATCCCGCTGGAGTGACTCCGCGAGCTTGTCCGCCGCCAGGCGGCTGTCGTCCAGAGCGAGGGCAAGATTGTTGACCGGCTTACCCTGCAGGATCGCGATCTGGTTTTCAAGCTGGTGGTTCGACTTCGTCAGTTCGTCCGTCGTCGTCTGCTGCGAGAGATTCATCGCGGCGAAGCCCTCGGAGAGAACCTGAGGAACCTTGTTCGCCGTCTCGATGAACTTCACGAGTTTTGAGATACCCTCGCCGATGACGCCGACGATGGCGGCGGCACCAATGACGGGGAAAGCGGCCTTCAGCGCGCCGGACAAGACTCTCGATTGACCGACGAAACGTTCTGCCGCACGCACCAGGTTGCTGAGGTCGCCCTCCATGATGCGGATCGCGGCGGACGCAGCCTGAGTGTTCGAGACGGTCGAGTGCCCCATGCTGCGAGCTTTGCCCGCGAACGTGTCGAGGCGCTGCTGCGCTTCTTTCATCGCGGCGGAAAAATTCGCCTGATTGACGCTAAGTACGATCTGGATAGAATTTCCGCTCATTACTTCGCTGCCTTCTCGATTTCAGTTACAAGGGTGGTGGCGATCGCCTGAGCGGCCTCTTCGCGGGTCTGCTCGTATGCTTTGCGGATGTAGGGATGAGGATCGACAGTGCCGACTTCTGAGCCCGGACCGCGATACTTGCCGGACCCCGGCTTCGTTTCTTTGCTGTATCCGCCGCGAACCAGCCGGTGACCGCTCTCGACGAACTCCGCGACGTGCCATGTACTCTCGCCGGGCTGAACGATGGCGGCCTGGTTTCCCTGGTCGGATTCCTTCATTTTGATCGTGATGTCCGACCGCAGAGCGCCGATAGGCAGCGCGGTGCCCGAGGGAAGATCGGGACGCGCGGGAATGCGGATCTCTACAGCCTCCTGCACGATGGCCGCGCCCACCTTCAGCGCCTTGCGGACGATTCTCTTTGCCTCGGACGTGCCGAGCGCGTCGAGCTTCGCCTTCACTTCGGACAGACCTTTGAGGTCGATGCTGAATCCGTCATCAGCCATTTGTTCTGAGCTTTCCTTTTCGAGCGGCGACCGCGCGGAGCGCTGCGAGTCCGACGCGGAAGCTGTCGGTGACTTCGCGGCGGACCTTCTTCGTCATGCGGACGCGCTGCTGCTGCGACGACTTCGCGCGCCTTTGCTTGCCCGCCATCGACGGCATCAGATCGAACGGATCGACCGATTCTTTCGGATGGCACGCCGAGAAGTTGATCGTGTAGGCGGCGATCTGCGCCTGCATGTACTCCGCGCGCTGCGTCTCGTGTTCCCGCCGTTTGAGGAGCGCGTCGAACTGACGCGGCGTCAGCGCGAAGAACTCGTCGGACGTGAGTCCGAGGTCGTACCGCGCGACGCTCCACATTCGCAGCCACCGCTGCTCACCCGTGAGCTTGTCTTTGGCCGTCTTCCGCTTCGTTACTCGGGCTTTTCGGCGACGGCCTGCGCGGGGTCCGCGTCCGGCTCCGGCAGAGATGCTTTCCAGGCGTCGCCGATGGCTGCGGCCACGACGTAGAGGACCGGCATCGTGATCATTTTCTGCGCGTCCGCGAAGCTGATTTCGGGGTGGAACGTGCGCAGAGCGCAGGGGAAGAGCGTCCGGACATGCGAGAGCGTGTAGCCGGGAAGCGCCTCCAGCAGATTCACGTCGATACCCTGCTGGCGGAATGCGGACTCGGCCTCGGCGAGCGCGCCGAGGTCGAAACACAGGTCGTAAACCTTGTTGCCGATCTTCACCGGCGTTTTTGGGAGTGTGGGATCGACGGGCGTGCCCGCGATCTTGCGAGATGCTTTGGTCATTGGATGACTCTCCTGTGATGTGGTGGGAAAAAGAGACCGAGGGCATACGATCCTTCGGTCTGTGAGAAAGGGGTTACTCGCCTGCAGTGAAGGTGATCGGACCGCTGATGTCGAGTGTGTACGTCAACACGGTGGACTTCATCGGGTCCAGGTCGAACGACGGACCGTCGGAGATGATCGCCTGGAACTGGTTCAGGTTGCCGGTCGTTGTCTGGCCGATTTCCGCGTTCACCGGCTCAGCCACCTCAAAGAGGAACTTGCCACCCGCTGCGAAGGCCGCCGCGAGCGCGATCTGGCCAGCGTCGGTCGTCACACGGTTCATCGTCAGCTTTACCTGGCCAGCATCCGGGATGGCGTCGAGTTTCTCCTGGAATGTGGACTGCATGTTGGTGGTCGAGAGGACCGGACGCTTCGCGCCGCTGAAGCTCACTGCGGTGATTTCGCCGATTTCCGTGTAAGTGGGCTCACCCGACGCAGACGCGGACGGGCCAATGGACACGACCGTGTCGATGGGGATGTTCGCCTTCGAGCCCGAATACGGACCGTTGATGACGAGTGTGTACGTCGCGGTGGCGGAGTCGGACGCAGAGTCGGCGTTCTCGACGGTGAACTCGAATGCGCCGGTCTCGGTCGGAGTACCGGAGATGACGCCGGTCGAGGACGCCAGGGTGAGGCCGTCCGGAAGCGATCCGGAGAGGATGCTCCAGGTGTACGGGGTCGTGCCGCCGCTCGCAACCAGGGTCTGGCTGTACGCGGTGCTCTTTGTCCCCGCCGGGAGGGACGTGGTGGTAATCAACAGTGTGGACATGGGGTGTTACTCCTTGCCCTTTCGGGCGGGGTTGGGTTTGGTGCTACAAAACTTGAGTTAGCGGCGCGACCTACACGCTGAACCAGACGTAGGCTTCGGCGATGGCCAGGTACTGCAGGAGATCCTGGTCAAAGCCGTCGTCGGCTGTGGCGTCGAGAATCTGCGACTGGAAGGTCGCACTGCTGTAGCCGCCGAGTGTCTGGACGACTGCCTTCCGGAGCGAGATCGCGTCGGAGTACGTCTCTCCGAAACAATCGATCTGCAGCCGCGAGCGCTGCCTCCCGCGCGTGTTCATCGTCGGCTGGTTCGCGCCGCCGACGAAGCGATAGACGACCGCCGGAAGCGTGGGGTCCTTCGGCAGAACTGCGGGATACACGCGCGTGCCTGCAAGCGCCGACACTGCGGCGGACGTGGACAGAACGGTGAAGAGAGCGGACTCGATCATGGCTTACTCACTGTCGGAGAGACCCAGTTCGTAGGCGAGGATGGTAACGAACACGTTTCCCTGCTGCGGATTGAGCACCGTCTCGACGTTGTAGGTGTGCGCGATGTTCGTCGTCGGCTCTGTGTAAACGACGCGCATGTTCGGCTGCACGATGAAGCTGCTGGTCCAGCGGATCGTGATCCGGTGTGTGACCTTCGCAAGGAACTCAGCCGTTTGGTAAACCAGGGCCGATTGTTGCACGTCCACCGAAGCCCAGCACGAATACGCCGTCGTCCAGGTCTGCTGCGGCTGACCGAACTCGTCCTGCGCCGTCGTCTGCGTCTGGATCGAGATCCTGCGATTGAATGGACCGGAGACAGATGCCATTTAGCGGTACTCGATGACGTTGACGGTGTAATTGCCGAGCAGGGCATCGACGGCCTTGTCGATGGGCGTCGGGACTGCGCCGGGCGTCGGCGCGGTGATCGAGTGCTGGTACCAGAATTTGATGAGCAGGATCATCGCCTGGACGATGGTCTGCGGGCAGTTACCCGCGTAGTAGTCGAGCGTGTAACTCTGACCTGCGCTCGCCTCCTCGAACGTGAGGATGCCATCCTCGAACGAATACGCAGGCGTGTTACCGTCGCCGTCGAGCACGGACGTGATCGCGGTGACCGGCGACTGCACTGGCGTGTAGGTGTACGGGGCCTCGCTGGGGACGGTGAACGCCTCACCCGTGACCGCCTCGACATACGACCCGGCGACGAAGGTGATCCGGACATTGCCGGGGATGTAGTTATTCAGAATGGGCCAGAAAAGGCCCTGCGCCGGTGCGATGCGGCACGGCAAACAGGTGTAATCGACGTTGTAACTCGTCGTCGGCAGCGTCTGCTGCTCGGCGCTGTCGTCGAGGTACGTGATGCTGTTCACGCTGATCGTGCGCGGATACGGGAGGTCAATCGTGACCTTGTCCCAGTACCAGGTTCCATAAGGCCACGTGTCGCGCTCGGATGGCGTGCGCGTTGCAAAGCCGTTTCCGTAGAGCGGAAAGAAGTCGAGTGTCCGAACCCACGTCTGGCTGAAAAAGGCCCGACGCGTCTTTTTCTCGCAATGCTGGCGTGCGGCGGTGATCAGCGCGGAGATGATCGCGTCGTCGTCCGTGAAGTCCACCCGAAGCTGCTGCTTCGCGAAGGCGAGTGTGACGGGCTCGACGATGGGCGGCGTCACGATCTGGGTCGAGAGAAAGGTCATTGCGGCTCGGAGATAAGAGGTTGTGAAAGGCGCGAGTTTATCCCCGCGCCTTTCGGGTTTGCGGTCTGGGGTTTAGGCAGCCGGAGTGATCTTCAGCGAGACGATGGGGTGAGTTCCCGCATCCGTCACGACGCCGCCCACACGGGCGAAGCCGACGAAGCCGGTCTCGTATCCCGCCGCGAACAGTTCGTTCAGCCGCAGGATGCCGATCCCCGGGTTCTGTTGGCGGAAGGTGTAACCCTCCTTGAAGTCACCGAACAGGATCGGGAACGCGCTATCCGCGATGTTCGGCAACTGAGTCACCAGCTTCACGGGCCATCCGAGGATGGTGCCGATGAAGCCCTGCGACGCATCGCCGAGGCCCGGCAGGAACAGCGGACGGTCGTTGTTGTCTTTCAGGCCGACCACAGCGGACAGCGTCGGCTGGTTCATCGCCCAGCAGGCGTTCTGGTAGTACGCCGGATCGAGTTCAGCGAGCAGCGCCGGGAAGTCCGGGTAGCTGATCACGGATGCGGTGGTGGACGACACGTAGTTCGCATTGGCCGCCGTCGCCAGTGAAGCGACGTTGCCGCCGTCACCGTTGACGATCAGGTTCGACGCACCACGGAAGAACCGTTTCAGGAAGCGACCGCGAATCCACTGATCGACATCGAACCCGGCATCGGTGAGGAAGCCGTTGTCCACCTTGATCACGCCGGTGGTGTAGTTGTCCACTTGCAGCGTGACGCCGGACAGCGTCGGATCGACCTCGCCTGCGTTCGTGCCGACAGTGACGCTGGTCAGGCTGTTGCCGGTGTCGTTGTCGAGCACCATCTTGATCGGCTGACCGGTGTCGGTCTTGATCACGGTGACGATGTCGTAGATTTCCCCATACGACTTCTGCGCTTCGATGACGGTCGAATCGAAACCGACCGGGATGGCGACGCCCTGACCGGCGACGGTCAGATCGCGGGACTCCACCTTACCGGTGCGCATGTAGCTGCGCAGGGCTTCTTTCTGACGCGCGGCACGAACTTCGGCACGCTCTTCCGGATCATTCGACTCCGACGGGTTGGGGCGCGGCTGGTTAACGGGATTCTTCATCGCGGCGCGAGCTTCTTCGACGGCCTTCACGCGGGCGATGTCGCCGTCGAGAACGGAGATCTCCTGCGTCATGGTGTCGAACTGCGTGCGCTTCTCGGCGGTGAAGTCACCCTCGACGATGGCCGACATGTCGGTCATCAGCTTGTTACGCTTTTCGAGTAACTGAGAGAGATTCATGGGAATGTCCTTTGCTCGCCTGGCGGCGAGACATTGGGGGATTTGTGTTGCTGAGGACGAGCGACTCTGCGGCGGGCAGAGGCTCTCTTTGCGGCAGTTAGCGCAACCATCGAAGGCAGCGTCATGCGACGCCACTAACTACAAAACTTGAGTTAGGCCGGGGAGCGGACTATCTGTGTGCGGTGTTACCCGCGCATCACGGAATCGGACCGTGCGCTCCCC